TTCCCGCCCTTAGTTGAAACTGAATCCAATAAATACCTTGATTTTTGGCAAGTTCCAATTCAACCGGGAACGGTTCCGGTGCCAACAACCGTATACGGTGGTGGTTGTTGTTAACAACAATAAAGAGATAATAGGTCCTTACCTGCACCGCCGGCGGTAAGGTACACCGCTCCCGTTCTATGACGCTATATTAATCCTCCATGATTGACACTAATCTTCTATTGTTCCCGCTGACGCAGCGCTTCTGTAGCCAGACCGCTCTCGGTCTGGAAAAAAAAAATGGGAGAAGAGGCTCGCCAGCTGGCGGCAGAGCGCTCTAATCCGTCCAACTGGCAGACTTAAAGTGCTGCTTGGCAGGCGATGCGCTTGGCAGTGATGACTATAGCCTCGCCTCTTGGCGCCAGCAAACACCGGGAGCGGTGTGTGTACTGCCAAAAGTTCCAGGTGTTTTATTTTAGTCACTGGGTGCAACCGGGTGCGGTTGGCGGTGGAATGCTGGAAGTGGGCCTGGGTACATCCATGGGTGGGGGAGATTAAAGTCAAAGTAAACATGCAGCACTGCACGCACAATGTGTAAAAAAAGCTCAAGCATCTTTATTGTTTTCTTTTCCTTTTTACAGATTTTTTAGGGTTACTGGACCCAGAAGACACACGCACACGCTTGCGGGTAGGGGGGATAGTGGACTGTGCAAGAAACTTACGTCCCAACGGAAACTGATCCAGATCCTGAGAGAACCGCTCTGTCAAATTAACATTCCAAAATGTCATACCTTCATATACATCTTTAGACTCCTTCGGGGGCGCCTTAGCAGGACAGCGGGTAGCCAGAGATTCAAGGAACCTATACCTATCCTCAAGAATCGTTGAAGTGGGGGGATTTATACCCAGATTCCAACCGTCAAGAATAGCGGGATTGAGGGTGTGCAAGTGGGCCAACACCTCGGGAGTGAGAGGAACAACGCAAAGCTGGAAAATAAAAGAGAGCTCAAACTCCTCAGTGTGTCTGGTGTATGTTTTGAACTTTGATGCATCATATTTCTGAAGAGAGTCATCTGTGGTAACTGTGATTGTCATATTAGTCCCACGTGTGGTGTCGCCAACTGTAACAAACAATTGATTGAGCCAACAAATGCCATTATTAAGTCCTTGTGACCTTTGCAACCAGTAAGGCCTGTTAAATATTTGGGAGTCAGTAGAGGTCAAAGAGCCACTGGGTGTTCCAAAATACACCTGTGTGCTTATAGACTTCTGGGCCTGATCCTCATCACCAGGGAAAAATAGGTCTTTTGGAACAGATTCCCCACTCACACCTTCCCTACTGAAGAAATGCCTGACATATTCCTGCTCCCGACGTGCAAAAAAGAACATGGAATCACCACTAGCCTCCTTACCCATTTTCAGGTAGTCCGGATACTTGCAGGTAGACATAACAATATCGAGGGGGGCATCAGACTTATTAACAGACAAGGCCCTAAAATCCATAGCTCCAAAACCAGTTTCCATCATGTCACCATCCTGTATCACAGTGTTTCGAAGCTCAATAGGGGGGCAGTCACCTTTCTTTGCGCCATTACAGGCCGCAGCCTTAACCCAGTGTTCTCCCAATGCAGGTGCACAACCCACAATCATTAGCTGTGTCTGCTTAGCGTCCAGTGCCACACTCTGCCGAGAATCCTTACGTGCAGGGGTCTCCGCATACTTACCAGGATTCTCATTATCAGCCATTCTGTTAAATAAAGGATGACCCGTAACCCCGACCCCTATCGGCTGTCCTCTGCCAACATCAACACCACGGAGGCCCCACACCAGTCGCTCCTTATCAGGGTCATGATTGGGGCGTTCTGTAAACGCAAAATTATTAGGATCAGGAAGAGAAACGCGGAAAACCCTATACTGATGAGCAGAAACCTTGGGAACATCTATAATGCTGGGATCCTCAGAGTTAACAATGCTAAAGTAAGGATTTCCTACTGTTAATAGCCTATCAGAGTCAGCATGGCAGAAAACATTTGTGCGCCTGACATAAGTGTCAGTGCTTAGGACACGGGTAACAGGGGCAGGGGGTAGAAAGAGCTTCTGGCTATTAGGCATCCACACGGCCATCTGCAAAAGAACAAAAAGAAAAAAAAAACAGTTTGTTCTCTTAAAGGGAACGACGCCGGCGTCGCCGCCTGCGTCTGCGTGCAAGAGATGGGTGCAGATAGTAGTCAGTAGAGGAGCCCACCGAGACATCTACTATGATAACTGCAGGGGCAGGACCAAACGGACCGTACATGCCTCCACCAGCGTCGGGAGGTGTGTAGTCCACGTGAACACCGGTGTCCAGGTCAACAGGTCCAGGGATTGTTAATGTGCGCGTGGGCAGGTCTAAGGTTACCCGATTGCGTCCCCTGGGAAACTCCAGCCGCAGGTTATCAAAGTTGTGGACATCCTCAATTCCCGCCAACAACATTTCAAAGTCTGAACTGTGACTGGACAGAGTACTGATACTGTCGAGGTCTATCACCTCCATGGCTGCCTCCGGACCCTGAGACACTACCACAGTGGTGCCAGACACCTCCCCCAAGGCCGATAATTCTATCCACTCAGGCTCTGTGATACTGCTGATATCATGATGAAAGTGTACCTGCGATCCTAGCTGAACCCCACTACGTGTTGTGATGGTCCCCCGTACACCTTTACGTGTTACACGCACATGGCCCGAAGGGGTCTCCTCAAACAGAGGCCTAGACAGTTGAACCACATCTCGGAACCTACTGTCAGGAGCTGCCCTCACCTCAGGATATGGCGGGGGCTCAAAGGTCAGTGTGTCATCCTCGAATGTGGGGTTTTCAAACTCAAACTGGACCATTCTGCCTACATTGTCAAGAAACTCGGACCCGGAAACATCTACGTGCTCGATGAAGCGTGCAGGGTAACCCCCCCTGCGGGGGACAGGCTCTCTGACTGGAGTGTCACGTGGAGTGCTTGTCCTAAACACACGAAGAGGGATTTCCTCAGTTGCCCCTATGTCAACCCCCCCATTGCTGTGTGTGACAAGAATGCTGCTGGGGGATGAGGTTTCACCTAGAACATGGTCACTATTGGGCAGTACATCAAATGCAGGGTTTGAGTGCTGTGACCATGAAGTGCTTGTGCGAACAGGAGGGTTACTGGGAATAGGTTCAATTATTGCAGTGACTTCAATTTGCACCGGACCACCAGCAGAAGACACCGATGAGTCTATAGGAACCACAGAAGGGGGCTCAGGGATACCTGGAATATCAGGTGTAACCTCCAATAAAGGAATGTCAGGGGGCACCTCCTGCAGAGGCACAATAGCTGGAGACAGTGCATCCACGGGAACAATCTCAGAAGCACCCAAAGAGTCCACAGGAATCGGAGGCCGGGACACCCGAGTGCCGGTACCTACTGTAACTCCAGTGCGCCCCCCCAGAGGACTGTACCCTGTAGCCCCCCCCTTTCCTGCACCCGTGCCAATTCCCAAGCCCCCGAAATACACGGTGGCCGCCCCTATCTGCAATATACGATCTGCAACAGTTGTTCCCTCAACTTTATTTATTACATCAGGGGGACATGTGTTGTTTGCTTTGCAGGTTTTATACAAGTCTGTAGCAGATGCACGCTTGGTCCTACGCGCCCGCGCCATAGTGAGCAGACAAAGCAAGACCCCTACAGCAAGCGCAAAAGCAATCCAGGGAGAGAGTGTAAGGTATAAAAGTACAAAAACAAGTATAAAAAGGATAGGCAATGGCGTTTTTCAAACGCAGTCCAAAATGGCTGACTCAGATTATGCAGTTTGTGCAAGTCCTGCCCCATCCGGCACCAGTGGGCGGGCTCTACATGGAGTGAACAGAGTCAAGTAAGGTCACGGACGGTGGCAACCGCACACGGTCCAGAAACGCTGACCGTTGTCCATTGTCCCGAAAAAATATCAGTATGCGTGCTGACCCAATCCTTTCCGCGCCGTCCCCAGCCCAATACCACGTTGTGCTGATCCCCCCGATTAGGTCCCGGTGATATTGCTTGACCCTGTACCTTAGACACTTCAGTGTGTTGCAGGGTCCTGCAAGTGCGATCACAGATGGGGTACTATTCCCAGCTTGGCGAAGAAGGAGTCTAGATCCTCTAGTAGTTCGGTTCGCAGGAGGTAGGCGTCCTTGCTGACCTGGTCCAAGGCCTGCTTCAGGGCCTTCTTCTGCTCCGAGAGGGATGGCCGGGGGTCGCGCAGCGGAAGGGGAGTCGGGCGCGGGAGAGGCCTGGGAAGGTCCAGATCCAGCCCCTGGTACGGTGTCGGTGGGTGGGTTGATTCCGGGGTGCTCAGGGGTAGTGGAGACGCACCCGGGCAGGGGCTCAGGGGTGTCGGCTGGGACTGGGGTGACCACCTGTCGTGTGGAGTCAGCAGGGGACTTCCGGGTGGAGGAGTCTGACTCTCCCCGTACGGGTCCTCCCAGCTGAAGACCGGCGACGGTGTCCGGTTCCTCCTGCTGCGGTGTCTCCTCCTCGGCCGGGGGGGGCTCGCCGGGGGCGTGATCTGACCCTTCGGTCCTGGCCTTCTTATGTGCTGTAGCTCCACCTCCTCCGGCCACCCGTTCTGATTCCCCGTCAGCAGGTCTTTTAGCCTGCGTACCAAGGTTGGTGGTGGTCGATGTAGTGCTGGTGACAGGGTCAGAGGAGGAGATAAGGTCATTGTTAAACATCACTTGCCAATCACCAGTCTTGCTATACCGCTTAGCCTCCTCGTGAAATCGCACATAGTACCTCCTGTGCCCGTTGTCCCAAAACCAGATGCCCTCTCTATCTACATTGCTGCGGGTCTTCTGCCACTTGTCATTGCTGTCCACATAGTATACGTATGTCCACATGGTGTACCGCATGGCGTTAGTGGGGTCCCCGTCAAAATACACCTCCACTATCACTGCGCCCTTTTTTAGACAGTTTTGTGGCTCCGCGGTCCACCGCTCCCGGCTTGTGTCCCCAAGCGTCCACCGCTCAGTGGCATATGGTGAGTCCTGCAGCGTTTGCAGAATAAGTTGCATTTCTATAGCACATTTTGCTCGTTCTGAGGACACGGTCAATGTTGGCACCGGTTGGATGCCCAGTCTTATTAGTCCTGACTTCCTGGCAAAGTGCAGAAGTACATTTTCCTTTCGACACAGATTCCAGTGCTGCACCTGGTCATCTAGCGAGTCACTGCCCTCTTCATACAATGTCAGAAGCGCGTTTTGTATCGCATCTAAACGCTTTCTCAGGTTCTCCATCGTCCCCCTCGTCCTCTTGATCACTTAGGTCTAATCGTGACCACAACCTTTTGAAAAAGCATTTCCAGTTTACTTCAGTTAATTGGTACACTGGCTCTCCCTCCTCGTTAAAGGGAAAGGGACTCTTAAACTCAACTACATATACTCTGCTTGTCAGGTAGCGCCATCTATCGTCATCGTTAATATTTATATTGCTAGTAATCAGTAATGGCGGACATCTTATCTGCATAGGGGCCTTATGCTTGACATCTAAACATATAGTGTTCCCATCTAGTGCGTTTCTGAGGAACGCATCCATATAGTCCCAGGTGGTCCTGGTTGCATCATCTAATAGTGCCAACCTGGTATCCGCGAGAGGCTGCAGCCAAAACTGACTTTTGTGATTTGTAAACGAAATAACCTTACCACCGAAAAATCCTAGGAGGCTCAGACAGAATGCTGACTTTCCTGTATCTGGGGGTCCCACTATACATATGCACGTTCTTTTCGGGATTCTTTTTAGTAGATCTTTCAATGCATTTATAAATGTTATCACTTCTACACACTGGTACCTAAGAAAATTGGCTATGTGCTTCCAATCGCCCTCTCCCTCTATTAGTTTTGTTCTCTGATGAATCCACTCTGACATTGTCAGGGTGGCCATTATGGCCCTTTTATAATGTCTGACCATTATAGCACAGTCCTTTACATGCTTCGCCTGTGAATTTGTATTAAGCCACGCGGACGCGTTACTATCGGTATCTGCTAACAATGCATAGTGATAGGCAATATCGCTCTCCTCTGTGTGATTGTTGTCAAATGCCCATTGTACCATGCTAGCTAAAACAAATTTGGCCTCCTCGCCTGTTTGATGCTGTACTAATGTCTGTTTCGTTACCCAGTCCGGAAGTGGACCGTGACTCTGCACTGCATTTGACATATTATTTCTGTACCAAAACAAAGCTGCTGGTACGCTTTTTATTTTCGGTGGATCAGCCAGTAGCTGTGTCTCTGCTACATTAAGTGTACTTTTCATTAGTTTTTGCAGAGTGTCCCTACTCTTGTGTGCTGTGAACCTCATCAACAGTAGCACTATGTACCCCCCTGCTGTGGCTGTGCCGCTGCACTGAACGTATTCACACTGCTTTTGTAGTCTGTGTATAATGTCTCCGTATGTGTTGTGGTGCACCCCAAACCCCACCACCACCCAGTCTGGGTTGCATGTCCTATTACTTTTGAACTGTCTCGTAAGCTCTGTGATACTAATCCCAAAATGTTTCTTAAACATGGCGTACTGCGTCGCCCTCAAATTAGAGGACTTCATAAGCTGTGTCAACAGCGCTTGTGCCCCCCCCCTCGACACAAACCCTCCGACCGGAGGCGGTGTCCGCCCCAGACTATCTTCATCATCCCCCACGAGCATTACCGCATCTACCTGGTCGGTCTCTGTCCCAGCAGCATTGCCAGTTTCATTGTCCCCCGATGGTTCCAGCCCGCTGTCTAAACTCTGGCTAAACAACCTGCGCTTTGCTGTTTGTTTAGGTGGTGAGATTGTTATTGCTCGCAGCCTGGGGCTTAGGTACGCATCTACTTTCTGTTTCGGACTTTCGTACTTTCTTTTTAGTACCTGTACCCGCCTTGAGTCCTCCCTCATATTTTGTTGGTGCAATAGCGCCTGGGAATTCCCCTGAGAATAGTGTCCCTCGCAGCTATCGTCAATGAAGTCGCCCATGTCATCCTCCCCATCTTCGTCCTCACTAGTGTCCATGTCACTGCACTCTGCCTCCCGCAGTACAAAGCCCCCTGCACTTGTCCCCTCCTCTGGGTCTGTACCTGAGTCTCTGTCACCCTCCATGTTCAAATCGGTAGGACGCGGCACAGCCTGGGCAGCACAATGAGGTGTTGCAGCACAGCAGACCCTGCAGAGTTCGTATTCCCTCTGAGGTGCAGAGGACCACGATTCTTATCCCTCTGTTGCAGTTTCCGCAGTAGGTCTGGATTTTGAATGGCTTGGTCTGTTGACTTCCCGACTCCTCCTCCTCATCAGATTGTGCTAGCTCCTCATCACACCAGAGCTCGTCAACTGGTGTGGGCTGCTCTTCAAGAACTATGTCCTTTAAAGTAGCGTCTTTCCCAATCATCCTCGGAGCCAGCACAATTGGAGCACTCCGTACGCCACCGCCCTCGAACTTTTTTGAAATTTTGTCTGTTTTGCAGGGCCGCTAGTTTTTGTGTGTTGGTGACCACTGCAAGGCACACTGTGCAGCGCACTGGAACATATATTATTCCTGCTCCAACTCTGTTATAGAAGTTCCATGCCGATACCTCTTCTTCGGTAAACTCGCTGACTTCTGCTCTACACACGACCCTCGCACACCGGGTGCAACATGCATGGGGTTTTCTGTTTTTCCAGGTTATTTGCAATCCCTTGAAGTCAAAGGCTACCTTGTCATCAAAATCAATGAGTTCTCCACAGAATACACAAGGCAGCGGAATGTCATTCAATGTAGCTCCCCACTGCGAGCAGAGACCTGCAACGCTCCATGGTCGGGCCAT